GCTCGAGAACCACCAGAACGAAGACGGCTCGATCAACGTGCCCACGGCGCTGCGTCCGTACCTCGGCGGGCTCGAAGTTTTGAAGGCTTGATGGCGAGGGCTTCAAAAGCCCCGTTTTTGTCTGCTAGAATCGCAGGCTCGACAGCACCGGAGAGGTGGCAGAGTGGTCGAATGTACCTGACTCGAAATCAGGCGTACTAGCGATAGTACCGAGGGTTCGAATCCCTCCCTCTCCTCCAGTACATATAGGCTTGATGCTATGAAATAGGTAGCGTCAAGCCACCCGCCGCAGCTTCGTGGTGGGGGAAATCTGACCTACCTTGAAGATCGCCTCGGCTTGCCGATCGGTTGATAGGTGCGCGTATCGCGCCGTGCTGCGCGGATCCTTGTGCCCCAGTACCGCGCCCACCGTGTAGAGGTCGACGCCCGCATTCACCATCTCCGAGGCCGTGCTGTGCCTGATGTCGTGGAAGTGCAGCCATGGCATGCCCACGACCACGCATGCGGCCTTCACATTCTTCTGCACCGTGATCTTGGCAACCTTCCTCAGTCTGCGCGCGCACACCGCGACGCGCGGGTGAATCGGCACGATCCTGGGATCTCCGTTCTTCGTCTTGCCGAGGTGCCAGCGGTCGCCCTGGGGGATGGCCCGCAGGATCTCAGCCAGGCGCATGCCGCTGTAGAACCCGATGCGCAGCGCCATGCGAGCGTTGGCGTTCTTAGTGGCCCGAGCGATGCGCAGCATCTCGGCGCGGTCGATGTAGAACTGGCGCTCGTTCTTCACTTCGGGCACCGTGACCTTGGCGGCCGGGTCGGTCTCGCCGAACCCGTGATGCTTCCACGCCCAGCGGCACGCGGCCGTGAGGTATCGGATGCGTAGCCGTACCGTGGCGTCGGAGAGGGGCCGCGGCTTGTCGCCCTCCTTCTTCGGCACGGACATCGACTTGAGACGCAGCGCCTTGCACACGTCGGGCAGCGCACTCATCGGGCGGCCGGCGTAAAAGTGCGCGATCAGGGCGAGCTCGCGTGCGACATTCATGCCGGTGGTGAGCTTCGGGATGCGCTCCTTCAGGTAGTAGGTGACAGCCTCTTCGATGAGGTGATGTCCACCACCGACGCCGTTTGCTTGCGCGTAGAGCTTCGCGCTGGTCTTGCGGTCGTACTCGTCAGCTTGGGCTTGAGTCCAAGTGCGCGGAAGGCGCTTTCGAGCGCGGACCCTGGATCCGTCGATCCAGCGGTCAAACTCAAAGACGAACTGACCGCGCGCTTTATCCCTTGTGATCGGCATGATGTCTTGTATTCCGTGATGTCTTGGGGTTCGAAGCGCAGGGAGCGGCCGAACCGATAGCCAGGCAGGGTGCCAGAGGCGGCCAGATCATAGACCTGGCGTGCGGAGACTCCGAGTTGTGCCGCTACTTCAGTGGCTGTGAGCATGGCTTCTACTTCAGTGAGTTGAGCCAATCTTCGATGTCCCCAGCGCGCCACCGGACGCAGCGCGAGGACAAACGGATCGGCCGCGGGAAGGTTCCAGCGTCCATGCGCAAATAGATTGCCGATCGCTTTAGACCCACAAGTGCTGAAACGGTCTCGAAGCGAAGCAGTGCCGCAGGATTGTTTGCGGCTTCGAGGGGCTGTTTTTTCTTTGTCGTCATCTTCAATGCTCCATTGTTTACAGCGTCTTCGCTCATAGCTTCTCCCCCCGAACAGCAGCGGCACCAAGCCACTCCAGCAACTTGAGATAGTCCGCGGTGCTTACGAGCGGGCCTGTGTGCTTGCCCTGCAGCATCCAGTTGACTGAGTTCTGCAGTCGATTCGCAATGCCGTCGCGGTCCTCCAACTCCTTCGCCGCCCGCTCAGTAGCGGCGTCCCATGCTTCCCGAGCGATGTCGGATAAGCGCAGTACCGTCTCAGGCGATGAGGACGCTGGGCCGTATTTGGGGATCACGTCGCACAGAGGGTGGCCGCGTTCCTTTGCCCAATGCTCGAAAGATACAGCGCCATGCGTTGCCACGGAAGCACGTCCTGCCTCGAACATCTTGCGCATCTGTTCGGCGGTAAAGAAGTCGCCCCTGACGAACAGGCGTCGGTCAGTTGGCGTGATCTCTCCGAATGCGTCGATGCGGATGTCCGGCTCCGGCATCATCTCCTCAAACGCTCGCTGTGCATCTGGGTGGGCGGTCATTGCAGCTTCTCCTTCTTGAAGGTGCCGAAGTTCTGCTGAGCGATGAATGCGGCAGTGCCGTAGAGCCGGTCGAACGCCTCGTCTTGGCCCACTGTTGCGACCATCATCACGCCGGCCACGCTGCAGGCCTTCATGAGAACGTTGGCTATGTCCTGCTCGCTTTGGCAATGGCAGTCATTCACGAACTGCTGCAACACCTTGCGCGCGAGAGTTTCGGCCTCTGCCTGAGAGATCATCTTCTTGTCGGTGGTCATCAGTAGGCCTTCGGTTGAATCGGGCAGCGGCTTTGCGAGCATGCATAGCCCTCGATGTGATAGACATCACGCCCACACAAGCCGCATACCGCGATGATCGGATTTGCCTCTGGCGTCCAGTTAGGAGGCGCTCTCCTCGGGGCAACGAATGGCACGCCCAGACGGCGGGCGCGTTGCTCAGGCGTTTCACTGCTCACTTCTCTCTCCTCTGTGCATCGATGGCTGCGGCAGCGACAGGCGGGCTCTGGATGTTGACCCATCGGTCGATGGCTTCGCTGGCGTATTGGGCAATTGGCTTACCGCGCTCATACAACGAGACGGCGGCAGGGTAGACGCCGATCTCCTTGGCGACTTGGGCTTGCGTCATGCCGAATGCGGTGCGCAGCGTCTTGAGGTTCACCTCACCCGCGTGCTCGGTCTGCATATGCCGCAGGAGGTTCTGGAATGTGCGATTGCAGCATGGGCACACGCCGTTCATGACGCGGGTGCGCATCTTGGTGTGTGCCCTGGCGATCTGGTCGCGCTCCTGCACGAGCTTCTGCATGCGCGCCGCTTCGGCTTCGCGCAACTCGCGCTGGCGATTGAGTTCTTGGCGCAGCCGCGTTTCTTCGTCGTTGCCTGCCCTGAAGGACTGCGGATGTCCTGAGGGGCAATAGAACGTCTTGCAATCATTGCGGCGGTCCTTCTCGAAGCGCGCGGTCACCGCAAAGGCCATGTGGCATGTGCAGCACTGCATCGTGCTGAACTCGATGGAATCGACGTAGACGCTCACCTTGCACCATCCTTTCCATCTGCAGCTAGGGCGGCGTCGATGCCGGCAGAGAAGTCGAGGTCAACCCCAGAGAGATCGCAGAGCAATTCGACGATGCGCTCGGCGTTCTCGCTGCTGAGCGTTGAAGTGCCGTCGCCCCGCGTGGAGATGTAGAGGGCTGCTGTGAACAGGTCGATGCACTGCTCTTCGGTGAATTCCCTCTGCCGCGCATCCTCGCGCAGTCTCTCTACCTCTGCCCGCATTTCGGCGAGCTGGGATTCGGCGTCGGAGAGGCGCACCATAGGCATGCTGATGCAGTCAGCGTCACTACCATCGGGATCGCTTGGATAGACCGGGTCTTGGCAAACGCAGTCGTCGCCGTCCCAGACTGGCATCTCATCTTTCGTCGCGCGCAGGTACGCGATCACAGGCATCTCAGCCTTCTCTGCTGCCTGCGCAAGGGTGGGGGTGTCAGACATTGGATTCCTCTCCTGCACCCATGAAAGGCACATTCGGAAACGCCTGGCGGAGTGCCTTGCGCCACCAAAATCGGCCGCGTTCTCCTGGAGGTTGCTCGCCGAACCCGAAGCCGCCCAGTTCGCCAGTGCCGACGAGAAACTGCAGAATTTCGATCTGGGCTGCCGTTAGCGGTGCGCATGCCTCTTTTGGCGCCGCTGCAAGCATGTCGGTGAAAACGAGCGCGATCACGTCATCCCATGGGGCCATATAGCGCTTCTCATCGAACATGCGCTTCATGCCGGCCGAGATCATCTCCTTCGTCGGCCATTCGTTCGGATTGGTCTTGTCGATCACTTGGCCTCCCCCGTCTTCGGCTGAGCGCTCGCGAGAGCGGCGAGGTCCTCGTCCTTCTTCGCCATCGCATACACCTTGTCGAGCGTGCTGGCGCTGAAGTTCACCGGGCCGACCGGCGGGAAGATGAGCCAGCGGCCGGGCGCCCACAGCCGTGCATAGCGACGCAGCGCGACGCCAGCATTCATGCGGTCCTGCTGCTCTGGCGTCATCTTGTGGTGATCCATGCCAGCCCAGCGCCACAGCTCCTCGTGGTCGATGCGGTCGGCCAGCTCCATCAGCTTCTGCTGCTTCTCGCTCGGAGACTCCCCCTGCTGCACTGCTGCCGAGGGAGCTGCTGCGATGACGAAGCGATTCGCCCAGAAAGCGCCATCGCGCCATAGTTGCCAGGGCGTCTGGTTCTTTGCCCCGTACACATTCCAGTCGTACTCCCGGAACCCCTCGCGCATCTGCTCTTCGTTCGGGAGCAACGCTGCCGCCTCTTGTGCCGATGCCGGGGCGGCGAGAGCCGATTCGATCTTCGAAATGGCGCGCAATGCATCACTGCGTGCGAACGATGCCGGGTAGCCGCGAAGGACCGAGCGGACCAGAGCCAGTTCATCAGATGCTCCCCCTTGGGAGCGGGTGTTGGTGGGGGTGGTGGTCATGGTTGGTCCTTGGAGATTTGCTCGACCTCTTTCAGGCACTTATCACATGGCGTGCAGCCAGGGCTTTCGAACACGGTGTAGACGAGCCAGCCCGTGCGGTCGATCATCTTCCGTGTGCCTTTGCTGCTACCGGGCTCCGCGCCGCAGAGCGCTTTGGCTTCGCCATTTCGCTTCAGGTGGCTGCGGTAAGGGTTGCCTTTGATCCGCGCGCCAAAGAGGCCTAGCGACTTGAGATGGGCCACGTCACCATCACTGAGCGACGGCTCCCAGGTGTTGCGATAGGTGTACATCTCAGCCATTGCCACCCTCCCCACCCGCCTGTACTGCTTGCGGAGCGACAGCGAGCATTGCATCCCACTCGCCCTTGATCACAGGGGTGCGCGCCTCGGTCTCATCCTTCCCGGCACGGATCTGTTGGAGCGCCTCCTTCAAGCGCTCTCGCTTCACCTGCATGGCGGCTTCGATCATTGCCGGCGTCAGCTCCTTCGGAACCCACTGCCATGCGGATTCGGCGGGGAGCCTGGACGCAGCCTGCTTGAAGATGACGAGGCAGTCACCCCAGCCGCGCGTGTAGTCGCTGACCGCGCCGGACTTCTCGTCGCCGTAGCTCATGGCAGAGTGCGAGGCTTCGGCGCGGCGGACACTCTCTCGAATGATGCTGACCCACTGCCACCCGCTTTCGGCTGGGGCGCTGGAGGGCGAGGAGGCGAGGAGCTCATCGATCTTCGCGAGCAGGGCGTTCGCTCCATTGGGGTCTTGTTTGACGCCACTAGAGTCCGTCCAACGCGTGTTCTTGAGCGTGTACTCGTGGACGAAGAAGCGTGCGTGATTCAGCAATGCCATCACCGGCTGCGCTACCTCTGCGGCTGGAGTGCCAGGAGGGAAGCGGTGCAGCTTCAGAACCTCGTTGGCGATGATGTTGAGCGTGGCTGCGAATGATCCGCCCGGGCGTTGCGCAGCGAATTGCCTGAGCGTCAGATTGATATTTGCCCGCACATCGCCACCGTAGGTTTTCGTGGCAAGGTCGAAGTAGCGGCGCTCCTGCTCGTCTTCCGGAATAGGTAAATATCCAGCCGGCGGGCCTTCGCACTGCTGTGCCGCTACCTCTGCGGCTGGGGCGCTGGGAACGGAGGGGGCGGTGTAGAGCGCGAGGCTGAATACATCGTCTCGATGGCTTTGCACCCGGGCCGACCATTCTTGCTCGGCACCCTCGTCATTCGGCAGCAGGATCACAGGATTCGCATAGGCCACCGCCACCGCTCCAGGATCTGCGGGCGTGGCATCGGGCACGGCCTCTTCATCGGTCACACCAAGGTAGGTGCAACCTTCTTCCGGTAGGTCGGTGTAGTGGGCATAGAGGCCCTTGCCGGAGTGGCCAGTCGTGACCTGCAGTGTGATCTCGGAGGGCTCGCCGCCGAACATCGCCAGCAGGTCGGTTGCCTGCTTGAAGTCGATGCGCACTGCTGCGCTCTTGTCGGTAGAGGTCATGCTTGGACTCCGGTGGCTTTGGCGATGACGGCGCGAGCTGCATCCCATTCCTTGCCGATGGGCATGATTCGCCCTCGGCTTTCGAGTGCCATCAAGCCTTCAAGCGCCTCCAGCAGTTCGGGCGCGGCGGCGATCAGTGGCCTATTGCAAGCAGCGACCGATTCCGCGATGAGATGGCCGCCGTAGTACTGCACGCAGTCGCAGCCATGGGGACCATGCTCGATTGCGGTGTCGCTCACGATTGCGCCGCAGGTCAGTGCGTCGCGCCACGGCCCAGGCGTGTGCTTTCCCGTCGCCTTCGCCTGGCTCGTATCAACCAGCATGCAGTCTTCTCCTGCGGGGATTTGGGGAGTGGGGGTCATGGGGGGGGGCTCCTCGCTCGCGTGACTGGCATCAGCCTTCGATCGGCTGCTGGTCGACCGTGGGCAGCGCGAGCAGCAGCTGCACGTCGCGCGACTTGAACGTGGCCAGCTTGCCGAACTCAGCCTCGCTCACGTCGTTGATCTCGCAGGCCCACGTCCAGGTCGTAGTGCCGCCTTCCTTCGGCGTGATGTGCAGGCTGTCGACCTTCACGTCTTCGAGCACGATGTCGCTCTTGCCACCGAGGCCGAAGTCGAACGTGAGCTCGCAGCCGGTCTGCTCGCCGGACCATGCGAACTTGCCGATGCGCTGGCCGATCTTCGTGAGGTTCGGGCGGTCGGTGATCGGCTCCACGCCGTCGAGGCCTTGTTGCTCCTGCTCGCCGGCGGCCTTCGTGTACAGCATGCCCAGCAGGAAGCCATCGAGCATCGACAGCGCGCCGTTGGGCATCTCCGCGGAGAACACGAGCTTTACGCCCGGGTTGCTGTCCGGCGGCCGGTTCTTCTGCGACAGGACGTCGATGTCGGTGAGCTTCGCTTTGGTCGAGGACTCGATATAGAACATGGGTCAGGCTCCTGGAATAAAACGTGGAATAAATTGCGCGGAAAAATAAAAAGGGCTGGCTCTCGCCGCTGGTCGGAAGGGATTGAACGGAGGAGACGGAGGCCGACCAGGCGCACCCTGGAAATCAGTACGGGTTGGAGTCGTCTTCGGGCTCTGCCGTGGACTCGGGTTCGGGCGTCGGTGCCGGGGCAGGCTCGGCCCGCTTCTTCAGCGCCTGCGCACGCGCCGCATAGGCCTGCTGTGCACGCTCGATGTCGGCCGGCGCGGTGAGTTCCATCGCCATCTTCTTGGCGCGGTCCATGTCGGCCCGATTCATCGCCGATTCGATGGCTTCGAGCACCGGCGCCAGCGTGGCGGTCTTCAGCACGTCGATGCTGTGCAGCGCCTTCTTGCCCTTCGTCGCCGTCAAGTTCACCTTGATCGGCTTGTCGATGTGGCTGAGCGCACGGATGCGAATACCGCCGACGGTCATCCCGCCGAAGCGCACCTCGGCGTCGTGGTAGAGCGTCATCGAGCGACCAACCCATGCGCGGCCGTCCTCACCCCAGGCGAAGATCAGCAGCTTGCGCATGGTCTTGCAGGGCTTGTAGGGCCGGCCTTCGTCGTTCGGGTAGTGCAGGATGACCGGCTGCTCCTCGCTGGTGCCCATGCGGACCTCGGACACGGTGATGGTCATGTCCTGCGTCAGCAGCTGCTCGGCATTCAGCTGGTCCGACTTCGGCACGATGGTGCGCCGCAGATCGCTGATGTCATTCATAAGAGAACTCCACTTCTTGAGAGGTGATTGCGTAAGGGGGAAGGTCGACCGTTTCGGTAGCGGTCGTGTAGCTGGGCCACGTGTTCGTGCGCAGACACTCGGCGTAGGTGTCGAGCAGGTAGCGGTGCTGCAGCGCGCCTTCGTGGCGGGACTCGTCGCCCAGCTGGTACGAGGCCGCGAGGAAGGGCCATGTGGTCTCGACGACAACGAACACGAAGCCGACGACTTCGAGGCCCGATGCGCGCGCGTAGCCCTCGCTGTACCAGGAGTCTTGCAGGTGGTACTTCTTCTCAACGATCTGTCGCGTGAACTTTCGGGGCGTGGCTTCGCTGAACGTCTTAACGTCGACGAGCACAGCCTGGTGCGCATTGATCGGCACCACGAGGTCAGGACGGCAGCGGCACAGCACGCCGGTGAGCTGATCGACCCAGTAGGCCGACACTTCGGTCTTGCCGCGCTTGAGCATCTCGGCCATCGACAAGCCGCCCCAGACGTTCTGCAGCGAGCGCATGCTGTGCGCCTGGCACATGGCCGCGTGGCGCTGCTCGGCGTTGATGATCCGCGCGCCGGCGTGCTCCTTGTTCCAAGTCGTCCACCACGCTTTCGCCGCGGTGCTCGACTCGTTGGAGTTCACGGCCTTCCACTGCGCGGGCGTGGGCCGGTTGGGCGCGTCCTTCGGCAGCACGGCGTAGCGCTTGTTGAACTCCGCGGGTTCGAGCAGCGCGCAGTGCGCGAGGTTGCCTTCGAGCTGGCCGGCCTTCTCGGTGCGCGCCGGTCGATCAGGATCGAGGTGCAGCGCGTAGAACATCGCAGGGCAGCGCGCGAGGTCGTCCAAGCCGCTCTTGCTGATGCTCAGGCTGTTGCCGTGATACTCGTTGATATCAAGGCCGTAATAGACGCCTGGCTTCATAGCCAACTCCAGTCGCGACGGAGCTTGATGCGGCTGACAGTTGCCGAGGCAATGCCATGATCAGCTGCAATCAGTGCGTGCTTGCGTTGGTCTGAGCGAATGCTCAACACTTGTTGGACGGTCAACTTTGATTGGCCGTGCTTTTCTCCACGATTGGCTGTCCCATGAAGCACACGGTCCGCCAGGTTGGCTTGCTGGGTTGCCCAACGAAGATTGCTCAACATGCAGTTCGTTGGGATGCCGTCGTTGTGTGCCCCGACCATCCCATTGGGTTGCGGCCCAACGAACGCGCAAAGGACAAGGCGATGAACCCGAAACGACTGGCTGACATTCCCGCGGTAGAGCATCACTTGGGGATAGCCTGCATTGAGCGAAGGGATCTTGATGCGCGCAGGAAGCGTCTTCATGCACCCGTTGCGCATACTGATAGTCCTCGCCTCTGAGCGCACGCGCCCAGCATCCGACACCGCATATAGGCCTTCAAACCCAATGACCGGAAGCCATCGTTCGATCGGCAGGCCCTCGTAGATGCCGGGCTTCGTCGGCGAGGCGAATGCAGTCTCGACGGCGCCCATCACGAAGCCCTCCGCAGCGGGATCGGCCGCAGGGTGTTGAGCACCTCGTCGACATAGCTGTCGCCGGTGCTGGTGGAGCCCTGGTCGAACGCAGCGCGGGCCATCTTGAGCCAGCGGATGGCCTGGTCGATCTCGTCCAGCTCGACGAACTCGCCTTCGGGCTGCGGGACGAATGCGCGGTGCTCGGTGGTGCTGATTGCGTTGTGCATGGTGTTCAGCCTTTCAAAGAGGCGCGCACGATCACAACGACCAGCGCGATGAGGAAGAGGAGGGCGACGACGCCCAGGCATGCGATGCCGGCGGCGCGGCCGTTGGGCTGCTCGACCGGTTCAGGCGCGGGCAGGTGGTCGCAGATCTCGGGGTAGGGCCGCTGCTTGCGCGCGCGGTACTCCGACAGGCTCACGGGCGGGTGGAAGTTGCTCTGCTGGTTCACGAGGTCACCCCCACGACGATCAGAGCCACCACGAACAGGATGTAGATCACCCAGTCCACCGCTGTGAAGTCGCGCACGGGGTCTTCCATCGGCACGATCTCGCACTGGCTGGAGCGGTTGTACGGGCCGAAAGCCTCATCGGTGGTGCGGGGGTAGCGGCGCGTGTTCACAGCACCCCCGCATCAAGCAGCGTCGCAACCGCCGCCAGTCCAAACCCAGCAGCACCGAACAAGAAGCCTGCGAGCCAGGCGATGTATTGGCGGCGGGTCATGACATGCTCCCGGTGGCTTTGGCGACGGCGGCGCGCAGATCGCGCAACATTCCCTTGATGTCGTCATGAAGGTTGTCGTCGTCAAAGCCCGCAACGAATGGCTCGACTCGTTGGGCTGCTGCCAGCAACTCAGGCGCGGCCGCGATCAGGCGAACGTTGGGTTCCTCAAGTTCATACTTTCCCAGCGTCGAACAGCAGCGCGCTATTACCCATCCGTCTTCTGTGCGAACCAACAGATCAGCGTGGGCCACCCAAGGCCCCGGCGTGTGCTGCGCGGCGCGTCGGTGGTCCGAGCAATGGCTGACACCAGAGTCTCCAGGGCCAAGTTCGCTGCCGCACTGCGAGCAGTACGTCATCGCGAATCGTGGCTTGCTCTGCGCGGCGCTCACGATGCAGCTCCTTCAGCCGCGGCAATCGCCGCCTTGGCGTTCTTGCTCGTGAGCGACACGCGGCGGAAGCCCATGCGGGTACGCGGCGCGTCCTTCGTCACCTCGGTCACGCCAGCAGGCCCAGCCCACACGGTGAACTGCTGCCCGCCCACCGTCACGATGGTCTTGCGCGGGGCGGTCACGATGCAGCCCTCCGAACGATCCGCGGCTGCGGAATCGACAGCCCGCATGCCATCTGCGCAGGAGCTACCTCGCGCCAGATCGAGGCATCCGGGTCCAGTTCCATCTGCGTCGCGATCAGCCACGTGAATTCGTCACGGCCCGCGCGCCATTCGCTCTGGCTGTCGCTGTGCTCGTAGAACCAGGGCGCGCGCACCAGACGCCGGCGGTACTCGCTCACGCGCTCCTCGCGCTCGAAGTCGTTCAGCAGGTTCTGCTCTGCCGCCAGCGCGTACACGCGGGCGTAGGCGGGGGCTGTGGGGTTGAGGACGGCGGCCATGTCAGTACCCCAGCCAGTTCAGAACCTCGGCGCCGCGGTACGTCGCGCGGTCGCCCACATCAGCTAGGAACTCAGCGGTGTCGCAGCCGTGGCGCTTCACCTCGTCCAAGGCGCGGGCGCGGCTCACCGTCGCTTCGCATGCTTCTTCGTAGTTCATCTGCCATCTCCGTGTTGGGATGAACGAATTACATCAAACGGTGTTTGTCGTGTCAACACCATTCGATGTAAATATTTGGGCAGGGCGAAAAAAGGCCCGCTCGGGGCGGGCTGGTGCGGGGGCCTGAGAATTGTGCGCTTCTAAAGTTCGATGCCTGTCCAGACGGCGCGGCCGATGACCTCGAAGTCCTCGTCGTCCCGGTAGATGCGCTGTTTCGGCTTGAAGTTCGGGTTGTCGGCTGTAGCCAGCACGCCGACGCCCTCGATTCGCTCCAGCCGCTTGATCATCAGCTCGCCATCCACGCGAAAGGCGAAGAACCCGCCATCCAGGCGTGACGTGTCGCCGCGGTTGAGCAAGACCACAGCGCCCTCCCGGATGGTCGGATCGTTGCTGATGCCGTCGGCGTCGACCACCACCGCGTTGCCGAGCGAGACACCGAGCTTGCGCAGGAAGTCCGACCGGAAGGACAGAGGAGGCTTGTCGTCCTCGTGGTAGACGACCTTGCCGGTGCCGTTCGAAAACGAGACATCCGCTCGGTAGACCTCCACGAACTGGGAGTTCTGGGTCAGGCCGTCGAGTTCGCCGGGGGAAAGATCGCCCACAGCGGCTTCGATGTCGCGGGCGATGGCGGCCCCGAACGAGCCCTTGCCGTTGAGCAGGTCGCTCACCTTGTTTGTCGGCTTCTTGATGGCGCTGCCGATGGCCGTGGTCGCCCACGTGCCGTTCTCGTTCTGCCAGCCTTTTCGGCGGCAGTACTCCCGGAAGGCCTCGCGCCGCTGGGCGGAAAGCGGATCAGGTTTGGCTGGCATGGCCGAATTTCACCGCTTGATTTACACCGAACGATGTTGACTGATGCAACACCGAATGATGTAATCGCCGCCATGGACCTCAAACCCTACCTTTCGGCGATGACCAAGCCCGAGCGCATCGCGTTCGCCGAGCGTTGCGATACCTCCCTTGGCCACCTGCAGAACGTGATGTACGGGCTCAAGCCCTGCGCCACGGATCTGGCGGTTGCGATCGAACGAGAGTCCGAGCGCACCGTTTGCCGCTGGGACCTGCGCCCGGACTGGCCCCGGCATTGGCCCGAGTTGGTGGGCCATCCCGATGCGCCTCCAGTCCCCGAGCCCGAGGCGAAGGCGGCCTGACCCATGGCCGCCCACCTCCTCACCGCCTGGTTCGTCCTCGTCGTCCTGCTCATGTACGTGAGCGGGGCGTTCCAGGACTGCGGTGACGGGGAGTAGGGCGCTGTTCAGGTGGTGCATGCCGCCTATTTTTTTTGCCCCCATTGATAAGAGCTGAGAAGCACTGAAACAACATGGTCTCCCCCGTTATCACCAGTTCTCAGAACGGCGCGAAGGAGCAGCTGACGCTCGACTTCGTGCCCGGGCTGCTGGAACGCTACCGCTCCCTGCGCGAGTGCGTCGGCTCAGGCATCTACCAGCGTGGCCTCGGCCGCGTCGCCATCGACCTGGACCTCGCACCCGGCAACCTGTCCGTGCAGATCAGCGACGACCCCTCGCGCAAGTTCAGCGTCGACAGCCTTGAGCGCTACATCGAGAAGACGGGCGACAACACGCCCATCATGTACCTGATCGAGAAGTTCCTGGCGCCCGACGCGCGGCCCAAGAACGCGCACGAGGTGCAGGAGATCCGCAACCAGCTGGCGCAGGCGATGCGCAAGCTTGAGGCGCTGGGTGGTGCAGTATGAGGTCCGAGACGATCGGCAACGCGACGCTGTACCACGGCGAGGCGCTTGAAGTACTGCAGTCTCTCGAGCCGGGCACCGCGGACGCGGTCATCACCGATCCGCCGTACTCGAGCGGTGGTGCATTCCGAGGCGATCGCGCCGTGGACACCAAGACCAAGTACCTGAGCACTGGATCCGGCAACCGCGAGAAGACCTCGGACTTCGGCGGCGACAACCGCGACCAGCGTTCGTTTCACTTCTGGTCAACGCTGTGGTCTGCCGCCGCGCTGCGGGCTTCGAAACCAGGCGCGCCCGCCATGTTCTTCACGGACTGGCGCCAACTCCCCATCTCCACCGACTACTTGCAGGCGGGCGGCTGGGTGTGGCGCGGCATCGTGCCGTGGGTGAAGAAGTCGCCGCGGCCCCAGATGGGGCGCTTCACGTCAGCCGCCGAGTACGTCGTCTGGGGTTCAGCGGGGCCGATGCCTGTCGATCGCGGCGTCGGCTGCCTGCCGGGCTTCTACGAGTTCCATGTACCGGGCGAACGCGAACACGTAACTCAGAAGCCGGTACCGCTCATGGCCGCGATGGTCGAGATCTGCGAGCCCGGCGGGCTGGTGCTGGATCCCTTCATGGGCTCGGGAACCACCGGCGTGGCAGCGCTGCAGCTCGGCCGCCGCTTCATCGGCTGCGAGCAGAGCCTGCAGTACTTCGACGTCGCGTGCCGGCGAATCGAGGAAGCCATCACCGCCGGCCGCATGTTCGATGAGGCCCAGCCGCCGCTGCAGGGCTTGCTGGTGCCGGAAGGAGTCGCATGACCGATCCCCTCGTCCCTGCCGAGTGCGACCTGCGCGACTTTCCCTATCTCCCGGTCGACGTCCAGCGCCTGCTGACCTCCGAGACCTGGGTGCTGGGAAAGGGCGACGAGCGCGCCGCTGCCATGGCGCTTTGGCTGCAGAGCTGGCACCAGGTGCCCGCGGCCAGTCTCCCCGAAAACGATCGCATGCTGGGCCATCTCGCCCAGGTAGCGAACTGGAAGCGCGTGAAGCCTCAGGCGCTGCGCGGCTGGGTCCTGTGCACCGATGGTCGCCTCTACCACCCCGTGGTCGCCGAGAAGGCGCTGGAGGCCTGGGTCGAGAAGCTGGTGAACAGCTTTTCCGGCTCGATCGGCAACGCCTCGCGCTGGGGCATCGAGGTCGACACGGCCAGCACGCTGGGCCAGATCCTCTTCGCCCTGGACTGCCTGCGAAAGCTCGCGCCGCAATCCAAGGTGTTCAAGAAAAAGGCCGTGGCGAAGATCGTGGCGGGATCGCCCCCCGAATCGCCCCCCGATAACGCGGGGGGATCGCCCCCCGATGCCGAAAAGCATCGCCCCCCGATCGCAAGAGAAGAGAAGAGAAGAGAAGGGATTAATAGAGAGACCGACGCGGGCGGGCGCGACCCCGACCCTCCGGCTGCAACCCCAGGCACCACGGCCGGCGAGGCCTGCAAGGCCATGCGGCAGGCCGGGCTGCAGGACGCCAACCCCGGGCACCCGGAGCTCATCGCGCTGCTGGCCGCCGGCATGACGGTCGACGAGCTGGCCTGTGCCGCCTCCGACACAGCGCGGGCCGGAAAGGGCTTCGTGTACGCCTTGCGCACAGCGGCGAGCCGACGTCGAGACGCCGCCAACGTGGGCACGCTGCCCGCCGCAGCGCCCATGCGAGCCCAGCCCACCGGCGAGACCGCCTACCAGCGCACCCAGCGCGAGCGCATGCAGCGCGACTTCCCGAGCATCGCCGCGAAGGCGCCGACCGCTTCCAACCGCACCCCCACCACCGTCGAAACGGAGGCCACCGATGTCACTGCCCGCCGACTGGGTTGAGTACGTTTTCGCCAAGCTGCAGCTGCGCTATGGCCGCGATTTTTCGATGCGCTGGGAGGGCTTGGACCTGTCCGTCGTGAAGGCCGATTGGGCCCACGAGCTCGACGGGTTCGACGCGCACCCCGCGCTCATCGAGCACGCGCTGAAGCACCTGCCGGAGCGCCCGCCGACGGTCATCGAGTTCCGCCGCATCGCTCGCAGCGGCCCGGACATCCAGCCTGACCAGCTGCGCCTCGAAGCCCCGCTGCCGGCATCCCGCGCCACCCGCGATCGCCTGATCGCCGCCATCCGGCCCGCCCTGAAGCCGCAGCAGCGCGACCCGCGGCAGTGGGCCCGCGACCTCATCGAACGCCACGAGAGCGGGCGTTACTGCTCCACCCCCACAGCCCTGGCCATGGCGCGCGATGCGCTTCGTGAGCCGGCTTTCCTTGCCGAGGAGATCACGCCATGAACCCCGTTCATATTCGTCGACCCGAGCCCGAAGAAACGCCACTGTCGCCCTCCGAGCGGTTAGTCGCAATTCGCGAGGGCTTCCATCCCTACGAGATCGAGCGCTGGCACCCGCAGATTGCGCGCAACTGGTCGCTGCTCTCGGCTCGTACGCATCGGGCGCAGGCGATTGCGGCGCTGCCTGCCCATCTCGCGCCCGCGCGCGCGTTTGCGGAGGCAGCATGAGCGAACTCGTACAACGCCTGCACCATCGCTGCCGCGAAGACGGCGACTGCCTCATCTGGACCGGCCGCCGCAGCGCTGGCGGTGTCCCTCGTCTCGGCGATGCAAGCCTGCGCCGGCTGGTCTACATCGACGCCAAGGGCCCAATCCAAGACCGATTCATGGTCACCTACACGTGCGGCAACTCGCTGTGCATCAACCCCGAGCACCTGAAGGCAACGACGAAGAGCGCGGTGCTGAAACGGACCTACGAAACCACCGATCTGGCTTTGCGGCGCTCGATCACGTCGACGCGTGAGGCACGCAAGAAGGCGAAGCTGAGCCTTGAAGCGGCGCGCGAGATCCGGGCGAGCAACGAGACGATCAAGGAGCTCGGCGCGCGCTATGGCGTGCATCCGACGCTGATCTCGTTCGTGCGGCGCGGCGAGGCCTGGAAAGAGCCGGTAACGCCGTTCACTGGGCTGGGGGCACGCGCATGATCGAACTCACCCTCCCCATGCCCCCGAGCGCAAACGTCTACTGGCGCACAACCGTCCGCGGCAGCTTCGCCAGCACCTACGTGTCGAAGGAAGCCAAGGACTACAAGGAGAAGGTCGGCTGGATCTGCAAGGCCGCTGGCATCCGTGCGCCGCTCGCCGGCCGCGTGCGCATCAATGTCGCGCTGTACCCGGCCCGCCCGCTCGACTGGGCCAAGCGCGTGAAGAAGCTGGGCGCGACCTGGGACGACAGCGTGCGCTGCATCGACCTGGACAACGCGAACAAGGTGCTGCTCGATAGCCTGAAAGGCATCGCCATCGTGGATGACGGCTGGCCCGTGCGCAGCCTGCACTGCGACCGCATGGAGCCCGACGAGCACGGCGCGCGCGTGGTGCTGACCATCGAGCAGATCGCGCAGCCGGTGGTGCAGGGCGAGCTGTTGGGGGCCTGAAATTGCCAAATTTCGAAATTTCGCAACTTTGCGGCTCGTGCCAGTCCTGGAACCTCGAAGGCCCGCTCGCCCAGCACGGCTACGGCCAGTGCCAAGCGCGGCCGGAGCAGCTGCGCGCCGCCATCACCACCAGCGCCCAGAACGTCTGCAGGCTGGGGAAGTTCGTGGCGATCGTGCCGAAGGGGGCGCTGCAGTGAGCGCGGTCGTCTGGCTCCTGGTCATGCTGAACACGAACGGCGGCTCGCCTGTCGTGGTGCGCGAGTTCACCGTCGAGCGGCAGTGCAAGGCGGCAGCCGACAGCGGCACCAGTGGCGCCTTGCGCATGCACTGTGTCCGCATGGAAGGAGCGCAGCCTTGACATTGCTCTGCCGCCCCAAAGGCCGAGGCAACTGGACCATGATTCCCATGGTTCTGCCCAACACCCATGCCGACTTCTTCGCCTTTCGCCGCGGCATGACCGTGACCATCGGCAGCCGCGTGCTGCGCATCGTGGAGGTGAGGCCGTGAGCATCCAGAAACGCAAACGCGACCTCGACACGTTGGTCGAGCGATGCGGCCTTGAGCTTCTGCAAACCAGCATGACCGGTCAGGGGCACCTGAAGCTCACAGTGCGTGCGCCGAATGGCAAGACACGCGCATTCGCTGTGGCTTCCACGCCCAGCGATTGGCGCGGCGAGAAGAATCAGGAAGCCGAGTTCAAGCGATTCGCCCGCGACAACCAGCAGCTCACAACAGCTGTGGCCGAGGCGATGTCCAACGTTTTGCCCCTCATCAGACCCGAAAAAGTGGAGACCGAAGTGCCAGCACCCAAACAGATCGAAACCGTCGAGAGGCAAATGTCGCACCTCGAGTTCTATCGCCTATGCGAGTGGCTGAAGACCGCGGGCCTCGACAAGCAGCCTTACACCATCGTGGAGGTCATTGTGAAGGCTCAGACGGCGCTGGGCTTCTCAATGTCGGAGGCGCAAGTTCGTGAAGGGCTGGCAATCGTCGGCCTTACCCTGACGGCACCAACAGTGACGCAATTGCAGGCCGTGGAATGCATGCTCGCAGAAATGCACCGGCTCATGAAGGGGCTGGGACATGTGCCGTCAAACGACTTCCTATCCCTCGCGCAAGGCAACACGAAGATCGAGTAAACCATGACCGACCTTGCCCACTACGCCGAGCACCAGCAGGCCATTGACAAGCTGCCCGGCGTGTCCTGGTGGCACGTCATCGTCTCGCTGGAGCAGCGCGGCTACACCCACGCGGCGATGGGCGCGGCAATCGGCTGCGCGCGCACCACCGTCGAAGGCTGGAAGAACCGCGACGCCCAGCCCGGCCACAGCGACGGCGAGCGGCTCATTGCGCTGTGGCGCGTGGTGACGGGCCTGCCGCGCGAAGATCTGCCGCTCAAGGTCGATCAGGTACTTTCGGCTGCAGCTTTTCGGTAGCCGGGATTCCGGCTGGGTGGTGGGGGACATTGCGGCGTCCCTACCAACCCCTTCAGGAGACGCACCATGGGCCGCACTGCCTCCCCCGTCACTCCGGGCACCAATCCCACCCCCGACGCACCCGAGGCTGAAGCCTCCCCCGTCACTCCGGGCACCAATCCCACCCCCGACGCACCCGAGGCTGAAGCCTCCCCCGTCACCCCGGGCGCGGGTGAGACAAACACCGCAGCGGCCGGCACCGACCTTTCGGAAACCGTGAAGGCCCAAGCCGCCGAGATCGCCGAGCTCAAGGCCATGATGCGCACGATCGCGCGCAACCAGGTTGCCGTCGCCGTGCCCGAGAAGGTCGTGCTGCCCACCATGGCCTCGGTCCTCGAATCGAAGCCGACCATCCCCGTGCTGACCGAGGACGGCTGGTACGTGCCGCCGGTCCACCCCACCGACCGCAAGGTGTCGTAAGCCATGTGCGGAGGTGGCGGCAAAGCTCCCGCGCCGGTTCAGCCGCGCGAAGACCCGCAGGTCGCGGCAGATCGTGCTGCGGCCGAGGCAGCGAGCAAGGCCAATGCCGAGTCCGCCGTGCGCAAGACCGCGCGACGCGCCTCTGCACTCTCCACGGGCGCCGGCACCACATCGGCGCTCAGCTACGGAAAAACCACCCTCGGGGAATAGATGACCGAAGCAGCCGCCCAACTGGACCGCCGCTACACCCAGTTGGCGGCGCAGCGACTCCCCCATGAGACGATCTGGCAGGAGGTCTTCGAGTACCTCGCGCCCGAGCGTGCTGTCGGCTGGTACTCCTCGCCCACCGAATCGGCTGGCACCACGGCCGCCAACCAGCGCGCGGTGCTCTACGACTCGACCGCAATCGATGCCGGCGAGGTGCTCAAGTCCAACATCGCCAGCTGGATGACGCCCGACAACTCGCGCTGGTTCGGGCTCGACGCCGGTCAGGATGACGAGCAGACGACCACCTGGATGGACGGCGCGGCGCAGTTCCTCTTCGAACACATCAACTCCGCGGGCTTCGGTGCGGTAGCCGGTGAGTGCTACAGCGACATCGTGCCGGCGGGCTGGTTCGTGCTCTACATCGACGAGGGTAAGGACGAGCAGGGCCGGCCCATCGGCGGTTTCAACTTCGAGCAGTGGCCGCTGTCGCAGTGCTTCGTGGCGAGCAGCAAGCCTGCCGGCCGCGTGGACACGATCTATCGGTGCTTCGACATGACGGTCGAGCAGGCGGTCGCCGAATATGGCCTCGACAAGGTGAGCGACGAGACGGCCAAGCTGTTCAACGACGGCAAGCTGACCGACAAGGTGCCGATGCTGTGGGCCATCGAGCCGCGGCGCAAAGGCGAGTACGGCGCCGCGCTGTCGAGGAACCTGCCGTTCCGCTCCTGCCACATGGAGAAGCGCAAGAAGCACATCGTGCGCGAGTCGGGCTACCACGAGTTCCCGTGCGCCGTGCCGCGCTGGCGCCTGATCCCTGGCACGCCGTATGCCACCGGCCTCGGCTCGAACGTCCTGCCCGATGTGAAGACGCTCAACCAGATCAAGAAGCTCGAACTGATGAGCCTCGACATCGCCGTTGGCGGCATGTGGAAGGCCGTGGATGACGGCGTGCTCAACCCGAAGACCATCCGCATCGGGCCGCGCAAGATCGTAGCGATGGCATCGCTGGAGAGCATGGCGCCGCTGGAGACGGGCGCGAACTTCAACGTGTCGTTCTCCAAGTGCCAGGACCTGCAGCAGGGCATTCGCCGTGCGCTTCTCGCCGACATGCTCACGCCTCAGGGCGGCCCGGTGCGCAGCGCGACCGAGATCTCCCGCGACATGAACCAGATCCGGCAGCTCATGGCGCCGCTGGTCGGCCGCTTCCAGTCCGAGTTCCTGCAGGTCACAGTCGAGCGCTGCTTCAACATCGCCTACCGCGCCGGCGCGCTGGTCGCCAAGCTGGGCCCGGTGCCTGAGGGCCTGCTGGAAGGCGACTACACCGTGAAGTACATCAGCCCGCTCGCGCGCAGCCAGCTGATGGAAGAAGTCACGGCGATCGACACCTTCGTGGCCGGCCTCCTCGCGCTCGCTGGCTCGACGCAGGACATGACCGTCCTCGACAACATCAAGCTCGACGACGCCAACTACGAGAAGGGCAAGGCCCTAGGCGTGCCGGCCAAGCTGCTGCGCGGCCCTGAAGAACTGGCCCAGAAGCGCGAGATGGACAACCGCAACCGGCAACAGGCCCAGCAGGATCAGCAGGCTCAGGCGCTGCAGATGAAGGCCGGCGAGACAGCCATCGACGCCGCCGTAGCCGTATGAGCCGCGACGTTTCGCCCGAACAGCTCCCCGAGCTGTATCGCCAGATCTTCGAAGTCGACAAGCGCGGCGCGCAGATCCTTGAAGACCTCGTGCGTCGCTACAGCAAGCCGGCCGTCGTCGAAGGCGGCATCGACGCCGTGATCAAGACCTACCACCGCATGGGCGAGCACGAAGTCGTGCAGCACATCATCCGCATGATCAACCGGGCCAATTCCGTGCCCGACACCCAGGAGAACGAACCATGAACTTCGGAGCACGACATGTCTACATGGAAGGAGAAGCTGGCGCGGCTGGCGGTGGCGATGGTGGAGCGGGTGCCGCAGCCGGTGCCGCCGGCAGTGGTGCAGGAGCCGCCGGCGGTCAACCGGGCGCAGCGGCGGGCGCAGGCGCTGCAGCAGGCGGCGAAGGCAATCCAGCAGGCTCGGCGCTGAGCGGCGGCAACGAGTGGACCCCGCAGTCCATTCCCGAGAAGTTCCGCGTCAACGGCGCTGATGGTGAGCTCGACCTGGCCGCGTCGCTGCGCAAGGTCGACGAGCACCGCAGCGCGCTGGAGAAGCGTATGGGCAGCGGCGACATCCGCCCCAAGACAGCCGACGAGTACAAGCTGCCGGACAACGAAACCTTCAAGGCGCTGCAGCTCGATGACGCAACCGCGAAGGCCTTCAAGGAAAAGGCCCACGGCTGGGGCCTGAGCCAGAGCCAGTACGAGAGCGTGCTGAACGAGTGGGCCACGCTGGCGCCCGGGCTGGTGAGCGCGGGCCAGGCCGAGACGGTCGAAACCGCCGTGGCCGAACTGAAGAAGACCTGGGGCAACGACTACGACGCCAACATCAAGGCGTCGTTCTCGGCTGCTGTGAAGGTCGGCGCCGCGGCCGGCTTCACCTTCGACGAGGTGGACAAGGCCATCGGCAACAACCCGGTCGCGATCCGCATGTTCGCTGCACTGTCGAAGGAGATGGGCGAGGACGCGACGCCGGCCGCCGCCAACGGTGGGACTGGCGGCGGCGCGCAGACCGCTGCCGACTTCCTGACCGAGAACTTCGCGGCCTACAGCGATCCGAAAGACCCGAAGCACAAGTCCGTGACCGAGCGCTACAGCGCGCTGCTCGCACGCGAGACGAAGGGCAAGAACGAACCGATCTGAACGCAGTTGTCTCCACGGTCGAGCGATCGACCTTCAGCCCGCCGGCGAAAGCTGAGCGGGCTTTTCTTTTGCCGGGATTCCGGCACGTCGAAAACTGACATTGCAGGCCACGGCCCTGCTTGGCATGCGGGATCACCGAGAAGCCCGCAGCAGCCAGCGACGCAGGCCCGGCAACGGATCACCTGAACGGCGAACACCAGTTCAAAACTTCAGGAGTTCTCAATGACCGATACCGTGACCCGCCAGTTCGTAACGCAGTTCGATTCCTCGCTGCGCCTGCTGGCCCAACAGAAGGATTCCCGCCTCCGCGCCACCGTCTTCGACCGCGGCACCATCGAGGGCGCGAGCTTCACGATCAACAACCTCGGCGCCGTCGAGATGGACGAGAACGTCACCCGCCACGGTGACACCATCTGGTCCGACATCGACCATACCGCGCGCACCGTACCGATGCGCGACTTCTTCAAGGCGCTGCCGCTGGACAAGGCGGACATCCCGAAGATGAAGGTCAACCCGGTGACGGGCGGCCAGTACATGCAGCAGCTCGTCGCCGCGCGCAACCGCAAGATCGACGACATCATCTTCGCGGCTGCCCTGGGCACGATCAACAGCGTGGACGGGACGACCGGCCCCTACACGCTGCCCGCCGGCCAGATCATCGCCGCCGGTGGCACTGGCCTGACCAAGGCCAAGATCATCCAGGCCCGCGCGATCTTCCGCGCCAATGAGACCGACGACGAGGAGCTGTTCTTCCTGTGGGACTCGCTCGCCATGACCCAGATCCTGAGCGACACCACGCTCACGAGCGCGGACTTCATGGCCGGCAAGATGATCCAGGAAGGGAACATCGCCAACAAGTGGCTCGGCTTCACCTGGATCCCGTACGAGCGCACCACGGTCGCCGGCGGCGTGCACACCACGGCCGCCTACGCCAAGAGCGCCATCCACTTCGGCATGGGCTTCGAGGAGGGCAGCGTCGACAAGCGCCCCGACAAGAAGAACTCGCTGCAGGTGTCGATGGCCGGCAGCTACGGCGCAGGCCGCCAGGACGAGAAGAAGGTCGTCCAAGTCTCGTTCCAGTAATCGCTGGCGCGAACCCCGGACCAACTCTCAGGAGAAAACGAAATGGCTGAACTTCTCACCGTCACCCGCACGCAGGTGGCACAGACCGCTGGCACCAAGGCGCCCGCGGCTTCCTTCAACCGCATGCGCGTCGCCGTCATCGAGACGCCCGCGGCTTACGCGGCGCCCGCGCAGAACGACACGGCAGGCACGTCCATCGTGCTGCCGCAGGGTTCGCGTCTGCTGCTGCCCGTCACGGTGTCGTGCGCCGCCGGTACCGCGTCGAGCACGCTGTCGGTGGGCCTGCGCGATCCGAAGACCAAGATGGCCATCGACGCGACGGCCGTGGTCAACGCTGCCGCAATCAGCGCCGCCTCGACGTCGCAGGTCAACACCGGCACCAAGACCATCACCGGCCAGACCTACCTGCTGCCGCAGGACTGCGAGCTCTACCTGACGTTCGGCGGCGCCGCTGGTGCTGCCAACCAGGCAATCCGCGTCGAAGTCCCGTTCGTCGCGCCGTAACCAAGGGGTCCGCCCCTGCAACCGAGGGGGAGGCCACGCCTTCCCCTTTTTTCGTTTCTGGAGAAGCCGATGTCCACCTCGATCTCGATCTGTTCCAACGCGCTGCTGCAGCTGGGCAAGGCCCCCATCGCTTCCTTCAACGAGCCCGGCGACCTGGCGCGCCTGTGCTCCAACCTCTACGGGCCCGAGCGCGATTCGATCCTGCGCGAGAACGACTGGAACTGCGCCATCAAGCGGGAAGTTCTGGCGCCCATGTCGACGACCCCAGCGTTCGGCTTCTCCGCTCAGTTCGCGCTGCCGAGCGACTACCTGCGCATGATCAGCATCGGCGACTGGAAGGTGGGCATGCCGACATGCAGCCGCTTCAAGGTCGAGGGTCGGCGCATCCTGGCGAGCGGCACGGCTCTCCCGATCGTCTACGTGTTCCGAAACGATCAGGAGTCGACCTGGGACTCGAAGCTCGTGGAACTCATGACGGCGCGCATGCTATGGAAGCTGGCCTATCCGGTCACCCAATCCACCACGCTGCGCGATGAGCTCAAGGACGAGTACATAGCGATGGCCAAGGCCGCGCGCGCCATCGACTCGCAAGAGAATCCGAGCGAACCGCTGAGCGATGACTACACGCTGATCACGGGGCGCATGTAATGGCCCGCGCAGATCTCATCCAGACCAACTTCACCGGCGGCGAGCTGTCGCCGTCCATCGCTCTCGGCCGCGTCGATATCGCCAAGTACAACAACGGGGCGAAGCGCATCGAGAACTGCGTGCTGACGGTGCAGGGCGGTGCCAAGCGCCGGCCCGGCTCGCGCTTCATCCGGCCCACCAAGGATCAGACGAAGGTGGCCCGACTGATCGAGTTCGTCTACAACCGCGGGCAGGCCTATGTGCTCGAGCTGGGCGAGGGCTATGTGCGGTTCATCAAGGAACGCGCCTACGTCTTGGCATCGGGTTCGCCTTACGAGGTCGTCTCGCCCTACACGGAGGCCCAGCTCCCCAGCGTCAACTACGTGCAGAAGGCCGACACAGCCTTTCTCGTGCACGAGGCCGTGTACCCGCAGCGGCTGCAGCGCTACGCCGATGCGCAGTGGGGCATGGCGAACGTCCCGTTCATCACCGCGCCGACCGAGGAACAGGGCCTCTACCTGGAAACGAACCTCACGCTTAGCCAGGCCACGCCGGGCGCCGCGACGGTGGTGGCCAGCGCAAACACGTTCCTGAACTCCGACGTCGGCCGGCACATCATCTTCGGCGGCGGGGATGCGGTGATCACCGGCTACACAGACCCGACGCACGTGGCAGTGACCATCCGCACGCCATTCCCCTCGACGGTGCTCGCCTCTGGGCAGTGGAACCTGGACGGTAGTCCGCAGGCCTCCATCGCGCCGTCTGCGCTGGGTGCAGTCGGCCAGACGATTTCCCTCTCGTCGATCTTCGCGTTCTACGAACCGGCCAAGACCATCGACGCCATTCTCGCCAACGGCATCAACGGCGTGATTGCCACGGTCACGGGGCACGGATACTCGACCGGCGACACGATCTCCCACTTCACGACCGGCGGTGAGGCGCTGAACGGCACGCACGTCATCACCGTCGTCGATACCAACACCTACACCTACCAGACGGTCGGAACCGGTGGTGCGTTCGGGGGCACGGCGCGGCGGCTCATCCAGTCGCCTGACGGCCTGGTCTTTCACGCGCAGGACCACGGCAGCGTGGTGATCCTCAACGGCGGCATGGTCGAAATCACCGACGTGGCCAGCAATTCAATCGTGAACGCCAAGGTGCTGCGCCCGCTGACCTCCATCGTGCCAGTGGGCGCGAACGCATGGTCCATCGAGAGCCCTGCCTGGAACGAGCGCAAGGGCTACCCGCGCGCCGTGACCATCAACAAGCAGCGGCTGATCTACGGGGGGTCGCCGGGCTACCCGCAGAACATCTGGGCCAGCCGGATCCAGGAGTACCTGAACTTCCAGTTCGGCACCAATGATGACGACGCCTTCCGCTTCGAACTCGACGGCCCGCGCAACAGCCCGATCCGCCACCTGGTTCCGGCGCGCCAGATGCTGGTCCTGACCGAAGCCGACGAGATGAGCCTCAAGGGCGGCCAGGAAAAGCCCATCACCGCGACGAACATCCAGAAGACTGACGAGTCCACGGTGGGCGCCAGCTCGGTGCGCCCGGTCAAGATCGGCAACGAGATGGTGTTCGTGCAGGCGGCCGGCAAGAAGGTGTCCGCCATCGGCTACCGCTACGAGATCGACGGCTTCTCGTCGCCTGACCGCACGGTGTTCGCAGCGCACATCACCGGCGATGGGGTGATCCAGACGGCGCACCAGAAGGAGCCCGACTCCCAGCTCTACGCGGTGCGCTCCGATGGGCAGATCGCCGTGTGCGCCTACGACATCGACCAGGAGGTGACCGGCTGGTCGCGGTGGATCACGAACGGCGCCTACGAATCCATCGCGACCGTGCCGACCGCCACCAGCGAGGATGCCTATGCCATCGTGCGTCGCACGGTCGGAGGTGTCACGAAGCGCTACGTCGAGGTGTTCGATCCCGACATGCTCGTGGATTGCGGTATCAGCGGCACGCATCCAACCGGACAGGCCACGTGGACCGGCCTCGACCACCTGGAAGGTGAGACGGTTCAGGCATGGGCCGATGGCGCCTACCTGGGGACGTTCGAGGTCGACGGCGGCGCGGTCACGCTGACGCGCCCGGCCAAGTCCGTGCAGATTGGGCTTGGCTTCACGCCGCTGATCGAGATGCTGCAGCCTGAATCCGGCGGCAATGGGACGACTGCACAGGGTTCACAGGTGCATGTCAACGAAGTGATCCTGCGGGTGCTCGACACGAGTGCTGCCGTCATCAACGGTCAGCCGATCGAGTTCCGCCGCTTCGGGCCCGACCTGCTCGACTTGCCGCCACCCCTGTTTTCTGGAGACGTGCGCGCGACCACGCTCTCGGACGAGATCTTCAAAACCAGCCAGATCATCACCCAGCCCTACCCGCTGCCGTTCCACCTGCTGGATGTGATCCGGCGCGTCACCATCAACAACTGAGGTGCCCATGAAAGTCGAAGTGGCAACCCCCGACGATGCGGCCGAGATCGCCGCGCTGGGCCAGATCCTGCACGACACGTCGAGCTACGCGGGCATCCCGTACAACGTTGTGAAGGTCGAGGGCTTGATGCGAAGCCTCGCGGCCGGCGCCGGGGTGGTCTTCGTCGTACGCAAGGACGGCGCCATCGTCGGCGGCATTGCCGGCGGCGTGACCGAGTGGTGGTTCAGCGACGAGCGCCACGGCTATGAGTTCTCGTTCTTCGTGCGCGAGGACGCGCGCAACGCATTCACCGCGGTGAAGCTGGTGAACAGCTTTCGCATCTGGTGTGCGAGGCAAGGTGCCAAGAAGGTGCGGCTCGGCATCACGACCGGCATTCACGAAGAGAGCACCGGCAAGTTCTACCGCATGCTGGGCTTCGAGCCAGCAGGCACCCTTTTTTCCCTGGAGGTCTGAGATGGGCATCGAAACAGCACTCTTGGTCGGCCTGGCCGCCGCTGGCACCGCAGTCAGCGTCTACGGCCAGCAGCAGCAGGCGAAGCAGGCCGACGCCATCGCCAGCCAGCAGGAGCAGATCGCGCGCGACGACGCTGCCTATGCCGCCAGCGAGGCGCAGCTCCAGGCCCGGGCCATCCGCAAGGCAGCCGACAAGCAGCGTGCCGAAGCGCGCGCCGCGCTGGCCGGGTCTGGCGTGGTGGTCGGCGCCGGCACGGCCGAGCAAATCGACACCGAGATCCAGCAGCAGAGCGAGGAAGACGCGCTGATGGCGATTTACGACGGCAAGAACCGCGCGCGCAGCATCACCCAGAGCGGCAACCTCGCGGCGCAACGCAGCCGCAATGCCGCGGATGCAGCCCGGATCGGCTCTTGGACCTCCGCGCTTCAGGGGGGCGCCACCATCGCACGCGGCTGGAACACCAGCGGCGCCAACGCACCGAGGGCCTGAGCATGGCGAAGATTCCAACCGGCAACTTCGGCTTTCGGGTGCCCCAGGGCGGCGATACCACGCCGATGCCCCAGGTCGACAATCAGGTGGGCGATGCAACCCAGCGCCTCGGCGCCACTGCGGTGAGCGCGGCCGGCTCATTGCTCGAGCAGCAGAAGCACGAGGCCAAGATCGCGGCCGACCGCGCCACGCAGGTGCAGGTGCTGACCGCGCACGCGAACATCCAGAACGGTCTGGCCGACGCCTTCGACGCGGTGAATGCCGACGTGCTGGACGGCAAGACGGACAAGATCGCGGCCACGGCCGCGTGGCGCGACACCTCGCAGAAGATCATCGCGGACAACCTGAAGGGCGTGCCCGCCGACCGCGCGCCGCTGGTGGCCGCCCAGGTCAAGGGCCTGGAAGGGCAACTCCAGAACCGTCTGTTCGACACCTTCCGCAAGCGCGACCAGCAGGATGTGGCCGCCGGCCTGCTCACCTACAACGAGCAGATGCAGCGCTTCGCCGCAACGGACCCGAAGGCCGCAATCCAGCAGTGGGGCACGTTCGTGGACCAGATGGGGCCCGGCGCCGGCTGGCCTGCTGAGCGAATCGCCAAGGAAAAGCAGACCTTCATCGAGGGCGTGACCTTCAACCAGTTCCGGCGTGCGGGCCAGCAGGCCATGCAGTCGGGCAGCGTGGCAGCCATCGAAGAGGTGCAGAAGCGACTCGCCGGGCCCGAGGGAGATCCGCTCGACCCCGCCAAGCGCAACACGCTCGACCAGACCCTCTTCGGCTGGCGCACGAGCATCGAGGCGAAGCAGGCGCGCGCCGCGGACAAGGCCGAGCGGGACGCGACGAAGCGCTTCAACACGGCGACCGACACGCTGAACCAGTGGGGCGACATGGCGCTCAACGGCGCCACGGCATCCCCCGAGTTCATCGCCACCGCCGTGCAGCAGGTCGAGGGCATTCCCGAACTGCAGCCGCGCCTGCGCGACCTGCTGGAGACCCAGAAGGCGGTGTCCGGCTTCGCCAACCAGTCCGCGGCCCAGCGTGCGGCCATCCTCGAAGACGCGCGCGCCGAGCGCTCGAACCCCGCCCGCGGCACGGACCCCGCCGGCGAGCGTCGCCTGAAAGCCGCCGAGCAGATCGACGACCGCCTGCGCCAGAAGGTCAACAACGGCGAGGCGTGGGCGGCGGCCCAGAGCGTGGGCGTCATCGGCGCCGCGCCGCTCATGCAGATTACCAATCCCCAGCAGGCCCTGCAGGTCTTCCAGCAGCGCACGCAGGACATCACCGCGGTGGAGGCCTGGGCCGGCCGCAAGGTGTCGCCGCTGCAGCCCCAGGAGGCTGAGCAGTTCCAGAAGATCGTGCGCGCGCTGAAGCCCGACCAGGCCGCCTCGCTGCTCGGCCAGATCGGCGGGGTGGTCGGTGATGCCGACCGCATCGCGGCGATTGCCAAGCAGATCGGCGACAAGGACAACACGATGGGCATGGCGATGCTCTACGCCAACTCGAAGACGACGCAGGGCCGCTACACCGCCGAACTGGTGCTCCAGGGCGAGCAGGCCATTCGCGACAAGACGGTGCGCGTCGACGGCGCCGTGGAGTCCGGCTGGCGGGCCGACATTGCCAAGAAGGTGCGCGGCGCCTACTCCAATCAGGAGGTCGAAAACAACATCGTCGATGCGGCATTCAAGATCGCCGCGGCGAAGGGCGGCGACGTCGACAACGCGATCAACCTCGCCGCTGGCGGAATCATCGAGCGCAACGGCGGCAAGATCCCGCTGCCCTACGGGATGAAGGAGCCCGAGTTCGACAAGCGCATCAAGGCGTTCACCGCGGCCGACCTGGCGGGCCAGGCCCCCGACGGCTTCGTGCAGGCGGGCCCCGCGCGCATGCCGCTCGCCGACTTCGTGAAGACGCTCCCCGACGCGCGACTAGTGCACGCCGGCCAGGGCCTCTACAACGTGCGCGCCGGCAACACCCTGGTGACCAACGAACGCGGCCAGCGCATCACCCTGAAGGTCAGCCCATGATCGACGCGATGTTCCAGCAGGGCACCGACCAGGCCCTCGACGACCAGATCCAGCGGCCCGCGCCCTTCAAGAAAGAGGGCCCGGGCTTCAGTACTTTCGGGCTCGGCCGCGGCGCGGTGCTGGGTGTCGGCGGCGGTGCGGCGAACACGCTGGCCTTCGGAGCCGAGCTGGTGGGCGCGTTCGGCGACGTGGCGGGCGCCGGCGGCTTCAACCAGGGCGGCATGTTCAGCACGCCGACCGCGGAGGAGAAGCGCCAGCAGGACGAGGCGGCCAAGCGCCTGCGCGAGCAGGGCCCCAGCTTCAGCAACGAGGCGGGCGACATGTTCCGGCAGCGCGCCAAGGAGATCATGCCGGACCCGGCGACCACGCATGCCAGCGAGCAGGTCGTGGCCGGCGTTTCCCAGTTCGCGACCCAGGCCATCGGCTACGCGGCCACGACCGGCCCGGCCGCGCCGTTCTTGCTGGGCGCGGACGTGGGCATGGCCGAGGCCGACAAGCTCAAGCAGCAGGGTGTCGACCTTGAAACTCGGACGAAAGCCGGCCTCGTGTCCGGCGCGGTGGCCGGCGTCTCTATCGCGCTGCCCGTGGCGGTGCCCGGCTCGGTGGCGAAGACTGCCGCGCTGGTCGCCGTTGGCGGCCCAGGCGGCTTCGTGGCGCAGAATGCCGCTGAGCGCGCCATCCTGAACAATGCAGGCTACAAGGACATCGCCAGCACCTACGACCCGCTCGACCCGGTGGGCCTGGCGCTGTCGACCCTGGTGCCGGCCGGCTTCGGCGCGGTGGCGGTGCGCGGCGCGCGCACGAAGACGGCACCGACGCTGAAGGAGGTGGTGCTCGGCATCGAGAGCAACGGGCAGCGCTACGACGCGAAAGGCAACGTGCTGACGTCGCCCAAGGGCGCCAAGGGCGAGATGCAGGTGATGGACGCCACCAACCTCGACCCGGGATTCGGCGTTCGACCGGCGGCTGACAACAGCCTTGCCGAGCGGGCCCGCGTGGGCAGCGACTACCTCGACGCCATGCTCAAGCGCTACGGCAGCGAGGACAAGGCCATGGCCGCCTACAACGCCGGCCCAGGGGCACTCGACAAGGCGCTCGCGCGCGCGGCGAAGGAGGGCGGCGACTACCTGCGGTTCCTGCCCGAGGAGACGCAGGCCTACGTCACCAAGGGCATGAAGCGGCTCGGCGAGGAGCGTACGAATGCCGGCGCGCGCGAGGCCATCGCCCGCGATCCGGATCTCGTGGCTGCGGCCCGCGTGCGCCAGACGCTCAACGCGATCGACAGCTACCGCCTGAGCGGCGACGGCGACATCGCCGGCATGTCGCGGCACCAGGACGCCATGGAAGCCGCGCACGACCAGCTTGCCCGCGGCGAGCCCGTGAGCGTGTCCGACCTGCTGGCGCTGGATTCCGTGCGCGCCGGCCGCCTGCTGGACGACCAGATCGCCGCAGGCGAAGCCCAGCGCGCCTCCCTGCTCGGTGAAGCCGGGAACATCGCCGACGCTGGCCAGGTGCGCCAGATCCGTGCCGAGCTCGACCAGGTGAAGGCGCAGCGCCCGGACGACAGCGCGGCGGCCATCAAGGCGCGGGCGAAGGAACTGCAGGACTCCGACCAGCTGAGCTACAAGCAGGCCCAGGCCGCAGCCCGCAAGGAGATCGCCTCGGCGCTGGAGACGCACGACGCGCAGATCCAGCGGCTGAATGGCTTGCTCGACCAGAACGCGCGGGCGCAGCGCGCCGCCGAGGATGTCGGGCGGGTGGATGCAGAACTGGCCAGCCTGCGGGAGCAGCGCGCGGAACTGGATGTGCCGGCCACGTCGCCCCGCTCGCTGGCGCTGGCCCTGAACGAGGCTTTCCGGGCGCCGCCGGCGCCTCGCGTGCGCACTGCAGTGGAAGCGCAGCCGCGCGCCACCGGCCGGCAGATGCTAGCCGCGGCGGGGGAGTCAACGCCCGCGGCGACGGCTCCGGCCCGCGGTGTCAGCGCTGGCGAGCCTGCTATCAATTCAGGAAAACCAGCCGAGTCGACGCCCGCGGACACCGCCGCCCTCGACCGCCAAGCCGCCGAGGTAGCCGACCTGCAGCCCGACCTCATGGTGCAGCTCGAAGGCATGGACAAGCCCGTGCGCGCGGCGGACTTGCTCGAGCAGGTGAAGAAGGAGGCGGCCGACGAAACCCGCGATGCGTCGCTGATCGACGTGGCGGCGAACTGCTTCCTACGCAGTAGTTGAGGCGACGAGCATGACCAGCGACAACACGGCCGCCGCGCCGACCATCAGGGCGAGAACCTTCCAGTACGCCTTCGTGGCCTCCCATGCGTCCTGCCAGCGCCCGCGTGCCGCCCAGGCGGACAGCGGGATCGGCGAGAACAGCACGGCAATGCCCGCGATGAACAACAGAAAGGACTGCATGTGAAGCCCAATTGTGTCACCGCCGTACAAGAGGCGGCGAAAAAGCTGGGGCGCAATGCCCTGACGGCCGCTCAGTTGCAGGCCATCGACGACCGCATCAACGCGACGATGCGCCGCCTAGCGCGCACCGATCCCGACTGGCAGGCCAAGAGCACCGACCAGCGCGTCATTGAGGCCGCGCAGGCTGCCATGGCCGACATTCAGGCCGAGGCCGCGCGCAAGGTCGCGAACGCCCAGCGCCAGATCCTGAAGACCGCGGCCACCGACATCCGCATCACCGAGGGCATGGCGCAGTTCAAGGAAGGCCGCAGCCGCGCCCTCGTGAACGACATCGACAACACCGGCCACTACATCAACGGGATCAAGCAGGAGGCCGTGGGCAACATGGTCGACCTGATGGAGGCAGCCAAGACGGGCGAGGGCGCCGGCTTCGGCCGCCGCGTCATGATGTTCCTGTTTGACGCCGACAACCCGCGGATGACGCGCGACCTGGCCACCGAGATCTACCGCAACGGCGACGGCAGCACCGGCAACAAGATCGCGTCCGAGGGCGCGAAGGCGTACCTGAAGGTGATCGAGGGCCTGCGCCAGCGCTTCAACAGCGCCGGCGGCGACGTGGGGCGGCTGGAGTACGGCTACATCCCGCAGCCGCACGACGCGGCCAAGGTGCGCGGCGCTGGTGACGCAGCGGCGCGCGAGGCATGGGTGGACCGCATTGCTCCGCTGCTGGACCGCTCGCGCTACGTGCTGGAGGATGGTTCCCGCATGGGGGATGCCGAGTTTCGAACGCTGCTCGGCCGGGCGTGGGAGACGATCAGCAGCGACGGCGCGAACAAGCGCGAGCCCGGCGCCTTCGGCGGAAACGGCGCCAAGGCCAACGCCGGCAGCGAATCGCGGCAGATCCACTTCAAGGACGCCGACAGCTACATGGCCTACATGAAGGACTTCGGCACCGGCAGCATGTACGACGCGGTGATCGGGCACGTGGGCCGCATGGCGCGCGACATCGGGTTGATCGAGCGGTATGGCCCGAACCCGAACTCGCAGATGCGCCTGCAGTTCGACTTGGCTGAACGCGCAGACGGGACCATCAAGCGCGACTTCGGACTGCGCCCGCAGAGCTACTGGGACCAGCTCAACGGAACGGCCGGCACGCCGCAGAGCGCGAAGCTCGCCCAGCTCGGAACCGACGCGCGCAACATCCAGACGTTCGGCAAGTTGGGCAGCGCGGTGATCTCCAGCATCACCGACCTGGGCACCTTCATGACGACGACCGGCTACAACAAGCTCGGGTACTGGGACGCCATCGCCAATATCGGCAAGACGGCCGCCAGCAAGGACGCGCGCGACTTCATGACCACGCACGGGATCATCGCGGAATCGATGATCGGCGATATGAACCGCTGGACCGGCGACAACATCCGCCAGACGTGGAGCGGCCGTCTCGCGAACAGCACGATGAAGCTGTCCCTGATGAACGCCTGGACCGACACGCTGCGCCGCGCGTTCTCGCTCACGATGATGCAGGGCCTCGCCCGCATGTCGAAGACGGAATGGGGCAAGTTGACCGAGTGGGACCGCACCCTGATGGAGCGCCGCGGCATCACCGCGGCCGACTGGCAGGTCATCACGAAAGCCGACCTCACCGAGTTCGGCGGTAAGCAGCATCTCACGCCCGAGGCGATCCGGGCCACGAACGATGACCGCGCAAGCGAGGTGGTGGCGAAGGTGTTGGGCCTGATCCAGGACGAGAGCGAGTTCGCGGTGCTCAACCCCGACCTCGCGACGAAGACTCTGGCCAGCGGCGGCGGTAGCCAGCGCGGCACGATGCGCGGCGAGTTCTGGCGCAGCGTGATGCAGTTCAAGAGCTTCCCGTTTGCCATGGTGTCGCGCCACTGGCGTCGCATGCTGGAGGCGCCGCAGGTCACGGACGGTAGCGCGCCGGTACTGGCCAACCGGGTGATGTACGCGGGCGCGCTCATGGTGACCACCACGGCCCTCGGCGCCATTGCACTGCAGGCAAAGCAACTCGTTGCCGGCAAGGACCCCATCGACATGCATGGCCCGCATGCCGCGAAGTTCTGGGCGAAGTCCGTTGCTCAGGGCGGCGGGCTTTCGATTTTTGGGGACTTCCTGTTGAACGACCCCACCGACCAGCCGGGCGGATTCGTCGGTGCGGCGGGCGGCACTTTGCTAGGCCCAACTGCGGGGTCGACCATTGGGCTCGCGGCTATCGCCGTTGAGAACGCCCACAAAACAGCGAAGGGGAAGCCGACTCACATGGGCGCGGAAACGCTCAAGTGGGCACGCGCGAACACGCCCTACACCGGCATCTGGTACGCGCGCGCCGCGCTCGACCACGCCGGGCTGCATGCCCTGCAGGAGAACCTGAGCCCCGGGTACCTGGGGAAGATGAAGGCGCGGTCGGCCAAGGACTTCGGACAGTCCTACTGGTGGAACCCGGGCACCGGCGCCCCGGATCGCGCGCCCGACTTCGGAAAGGCGGTGGGCCAATGAAGCAAGAGCAATTCGAGCGCCTTCAGGCGCTGCACGAGAAACTGGTCGATGTGTTCCTCGACGAAGCCAACCCTGACAAATGGCCGGGGACTGGTGTTGAGGTGGCAAGCTGGGACCAGCAGACGCGGGGTGATCGCTACTGGGTCAAGAAGAACGCCGTGGCCACCATCGCGCTGACACAGCGCATCCAGTCGCTGGTCACTGTGGTGCGCCACGCCACCGCGGCCGGCGGCGGAGAAGAGACGCCCGAGGCCGTGACCGAACCGCAGGAGGATCTGGATAAGCAGGTTGCGGAGGCAGAGAAGGAAGCTTCAAAGTTGCTGGCCAACCTGCAGAACCCCAAGGCGAAGGCGGACTTCGACAGGAAGGTGCATGGAAAAGCGTGAGATCAGTTTTCTCGCCTTCTTCCTGATCTGGGCCAAAGCCCGCAACTGGGTGGTGCCGGATGTGCATGTCCGTGCGTGCCACTGGCTCGAGCATCGTGGGCCCCTGGCGGTGCTGCGGTGCTTCCGCGGCTTCGGCAAGTCCACCATCCTCGCCGTGTACAACGCCTGGCGCTACTACTGCGACCAGACCTACCGCATCCTCCATCAGTCTGAAGCCGACAAGACGGCGTACAAGACCAGCCGCGACACCCAGTACGTGCTGCGCAACCACCCGCTGACGCGCGGCATGCTGCCGCCGGGGCAACTCTCCGTTGAGGCATGGTGGCTCACCGGATCGTCGGACCCGCGGAATGCCTCCATGTACGCCAAGGGCATTCTGTCGAACGTCACGAGTGCGCGCGCCGACGAGTGCCAAAACGATGACGTCGAAGTGCCGCGCAACATCGGCACGCCCGAGGCGCGCGAGAAACTGCGGTATCGCCTCGGTGAGCAGACGCACATTCTGGTCCCTGGCGGGCGACAGCTCTACATCGGCACGCCGCATACGCACGACAGCCTCTACGACGAACAGGAGAAGCTGGGGGCCGACTGCCTGACGATCCGCATGTTCGAACGCGAGCACCGCACCGAGAAGCCTGCGATGGTGATCGACCCGGGCTTCGCGCCCGAGTTCATCTTCGTGGGGATCGGCCGTGGCGCGCGGTGCCTTGTCGCTGGCATCGACTACCAGCTGATCGGCACCCAGGTGCACTTCGCCGGGATGCCGGAAGGGGTCGTCGACTGCTACACCGGCAGCGCTTGGCCGGAACGATTTGACCGCGCCGAGATGGAGCAGCGCCGGCGCAAGACGAGAACCCTGAACGAGTGGGATAGCCAGTACCAGCTGCACAGCAAACCCATCGGCGAGATTCGCCTGGACCCCGAGAAGATCATCCCCTACGAGATGAAGCCGGTTCTGAAGCGCGCGAACCGCGAGTCCATGCTGATGCTGGGCAATGTGCGCATCGTGAGCGCCGCGTGCCGCTGGGACTGCGCCATGGGCAAGATCGACACGGACGCCTCGGCAATCTCGCTGGTCTACAGCGATGCGGCCGGACGGCTGTACTGGCAGTTTGCGATCGGCCTCACCGGTGACATCGACGAGCAGTGCGAGAGCATCCGCAAGCTGGTCATCGAGTACCACATTCCGAGCGTGACGGTTGAGACGAATGGCCCGGGAGGCTTCGTGCCGCCGATCCTGCGCAAGCATCTGCGCGGCCAGGGGGGGGAGAAGCCGCTGCCGGCCGTGGCGTGCGGTGTGGTGGTGGACCACGTGGGCACGAACAAGAACAAGGACATCCTCGACGCCTTTGAAGCCCCCATGTCCATCGGCGCGCTCTGGGCGCATATCGACGTTCTCGACGGTCCGATGTGGGACCAGATGAAGGACTGGAACCCCGCCGTTACCACCCAGCCGGACGACTACCTGGACTCGGGCGCGAGGGCGATTCTGGCCAACCCCGTGCGGATTGGCAACGGACACAGCGCCGGGATTCCGGCAGCGGTCGAGCGTGCAATCTGGCGGCCAGATTCTGGCGTCCATGAAGTCACGCTGGAGGCCTCTGAATGACCGTCCCCGTCCAAACCCCTGTTTCGAACCACGTCGGGAACGGGATCACTACTTCCTTCCCCTACGCCTTCCGCCTGCTCGACGCTGTCGACATCACGGTGACAGTCGATGGGGTAGCGAAGACGCTGAACATCGATTACACGGTTACAGGGGTTGGCGTCGAGTCGGGCGGCGCTGTCGTGTTCGCGGTTGCTCCGGCCTCCCTTTCGGCCATTGCGCTGATCCGCCAGGTTCCCATCAACCGCCTGACCGACTACCAGTACTCGGGCGACTTCCAGTCGCCCACCGTTAACAACGACTTCGACCGCATCGTGATGATGCTGCAGGACAGCGGCCTCGCCCTGGCGAACACGATCCGGCTTCCTCCAGGCGATGCCGCCAGCGGCGTGCTCCCCGATGCTGCTGGGCGCGCGCTCAAAGGCCTGGCATTCGATGCCGAGGGAGACATCTTCCTGACGGCCGCATCAGGCAACGCCGATGTGCTGGCAGCCGCGCTGGGATCGAACGCCACCGCCGCGCTGGGTGGTGGCCTGGTGGGCTACGACGGCACCAAGAACTATGCCGCGGGCACCATCGGCAAGGGCATCAAGGACGCTGCGGCCACCGGCGCCCAAGGGATCGCCGACGCTGCGACCGCCGCCGCCGCCGCCGCCGCCGCAAACACCAACACGAACAACTACAAGGCCGATGTCGCCAGCGTCGCTGATGTCGCCAAGGGCGCGGCGCTGATGGGCTACAAGCTCAACGCCACGGGCTCCGTGGGCCGCACGCTCGCGGCCAAGTTGCTCGAGCAGGTGAGCGTGAAGGACTTCGGCGCGGTGGGGGATGGCACAGCCGACGACACCGCTGCGATTCAGGCCGCCGTGACCTGGGCGCAGACGACCGGCAAGCGAAGCGTTTTCTTCCCGGCCGGGCAGTACAAGGTCACCGCCACCATCAACGTGACGCCCACCAACCCCGGATTCCTCTCGTTCTGCGGAGCCGGTCGCTCTTCGACGATCGATCACGCGGTGGTCGGCCCGTTGTTCCAGTTCACGGGGGTCATGGACTGGCTGACGGTTTCTGATCTGCGGATCCTGTCCACGACGGCAAAGTCCAACAAGCTGCATGCGGGCTTCTATTTTCCGGACGGCAACACGCACAGCGATTTCGTCAACGTCACCTACGACAGCAACAGCAACGCCACCATGGGGGCGTCGTTCTACTACTGCGAGCAGGACAAGACGAATGACACGGTGAGCTTTGTGAACTGCATCGCGATCTGCCGCACCTGCTGCTACCAGATCGGCGCAGGCAGCTCGATCTTCTGGCATGGCGGCCGGTGCATCGGCCAGTGGCCAACGGTCAACGGCACGGGCATCCTTTTCACCGGCGGCAATGGCGGCTGCTGGATGTGGGCCACCGACACCATCCAGCTGGAATACGGTGTCCGGGTGCAGCGCCTGACCGCTACCTCGAACCGCGAGATCTTCGCGGTGCATGCTGCGTTCGACTCGTGCCGGATCAACTTCTCCCAGGAGGACCAGAGCTACGTGTCGATCCTGGGCTGCTGGGCTGCCAGCGCGAAGGACTACGGCATCCAGTTCGCCGGGGAGTCGGATGCGGCGATCATGACCATCAGCGGCGGCACGGTCTTCAACTCCGGCGGTGGAGCTGTAGGCGGCGGGGCCAGCGTCGGCCTGCGCTACAACGGCCGGGGCGCGCTCTTCTGCAATGGGGTGGTGTTCCGCAACAACCTGGGCCGCGCGATCTACTGCGAGAACGATCTGCCGTCCGTCTACGGTGTCATCGAGAACTGCCAGTTTCGGGACAACGGTGCCAACGGCGACTACCAGGTCTATCTCACCGGCAACAAGGTCTTCCGCAACAACTACCTCAACGCGGCGGCGAGCGGTGCGTCTGCGGTACAGCGGGACATCACGGGGCGCTCTCGCCTGCGCATCAGCAACAACATCGGCTTCCAGGGCATCTCGCTGGTGACGCCGCCAACCTTCCCTGCGTCAGGCGTAGCAGCCACCAACGACACCGGTGTGGCCGCGACGCTCTACCTTCGCGGCGGGACTGCGACATCCGTGCAGAAAAACGGCACCTTCATCTGCGACATCGTGGGCGGCGGCAACACGAATGTGAACATCCGGCTTCGCCCGGGCGACACGTTCACCGTGAACTACACCGTCGCGCCTTCGGCGACGTGGGACTTTGAGTGAGGTGCGAATGACGCGGACAAGGCCTGCTCCACTGGAAGAAGAGATCGAAGGAAAGCGACTCATGAAATTCGATCCGACGATCAACACTGGCACCATCCTGCAAACCGTTGTGGTTGCTCTTTCGGCGGTCGCGCTCTTCTTCGGGCTCAAGGCAGAGAGCGCCCAAAACAAGGCAGAGCTCGAGCAGGTCAAGGCTGTTGCTGCGGTTGAGCGAGCGCAGACGACGCAAGCTCTTGCCGAGATCAAAGCCGAGATGAAGGAGCAGGGCAAGACGCTGGGTGACCTGAAGGAAGGGATTGCGATCTTGCGCGGCCGCGCGGCAGACACGGGGGTGAAGCGATGAACTTCGATCAAGCATTCGACCGCCTGCTCGGGCATGAGGGCGGCTACGTCAACGACCCGCGTGACCCGGGCGGCGAGACTAACTGGGGCATCACCGTTTCAGTTGCGCGCGCCGAGGGCTACAGCGGCCCCATGCGCGACCTGCCGCGGGATACCGCGAAGGCGATCTACAAGGCGAAGTACTGGGCGCCGGTGCGCGCTGATGAACTGCCGGACAGCGTGCGCTTCGATGTCTTCGATGCGGCTGTGAACCACGGGGTGAACCAGTCTTCGAAATGGCTGCAGCGCGCGGCCGGCGCGAACCCCGATGGTGTCATCGGCGCGCAGACCGTGGCAGCGGTCCGCTCGGCTGGCCCACTTATCGCCGCAGCCTTCAACGGCTATCGGCTGCAGTTCTACACCGACCTGAGCACGTGGCCGACCTTCGGCAAGGGCTGGACTCGGCGCGTGGCCTCCAACTTGCAGAATCTGAAGGGCTGACCATGGCTGCACTCATCGGGCTCGCTCCCGTCATCAGCGACATCCTCGACAAGTTCCTGCCGGACAAGACGCAGGCGGAGGCGGCCAAACTGGAGGTGTTCAAGGCCGCTCAGGCTCAGCAGCTGGCCGAGCTGAAGGCAATGTCGGACATCGCGGCCGCGCAGAGCGCGACGAACTCAGTAGAGGCGGCCAGCACGCGCTTGTTCGTGGCGGGCTGGCGGCCGTTCGTGGGCTGGATCTGCGGGTTCGCCGTCGGCTTCAAGTTCATCGGCGGCCCGATCCTGTTCATGGTGGCGCAAGCGCTGGGCCACCCCGTGACGCTGCCATCCATCGAAACCGAGGAATTGTGGCCGCTGCTGCTCGGCATGCTGGGCCTTGGCGGCCTGCGTACCGTGGAGAAGGTGAAGGGCGCGGCCTAATCGCCCTTCCTGGTCGCCACGTAGGTGATGCCGATCGCATTGATGAAGTCGTGCTTCACCACGTTCCAGCCCAGCTCATCCAGTAGCCCGAGGATGTAGTCCTCGCGGAAGGAAAGCTCCAGCCAGCCATGATGCCTGATGCAGTAGATGGCCTGGCCTGAAGGGTTGATGCCCCAGGGATAGGGCAGTGCGTTGTTGATCGTCTCTCCAGCCAGCACCAGCCGGCCGCCGGGCTTGAGCACCCGCGGGATAGCCTTCAGCAGCCGGACATGATCCGCGCAATGATGAAAGCACTCGAAGAAGAGCACCGCGTCGAACTTTTCCTGGATGGTTTCTGCATCGAAGAAGTTGCCCACACTCAGGTCGACGTCGAGATCAAGCGCCCGAGCGCGCCGGCTCGCGATCTCCACGAAGTGCGGGGAGATGTCGATCCCCTTCACCTTGTAGCCGGACAGGCCGAGCTGCACTGTGGTGTTGCCCCAGCCGAACCCCATCTCCAGGACGCTCGACGCCGGCGGCAGGTTCATCGCCTGGATGACGTGCCCGATTGCCATCAGCTGTGCACCGATGGTCTTGGCGTCCCCCGAGATGTAGGGCACCGGGCGCCTGGCGTACAGGTCGGCGTCGTACGCGGTCACCTCGTTGGACGTGCCGTAGGCCCGGTTCGCGATCTCGGAATAGGTGTCCATGACCCAGGCAGCGTATTCGCTCGAGCGCGGGTCGGCGCTGATCGGCTTCAGGTCAACCCAGAAATCATCGAGGAGCGCGGTGTACGCCGCAGGGTCTTCGTTGGCGAGTCGCTCCAGCTTGGAAACCTCGGCCTCGATCTCTGACGGTTGGATCCGGCGAGTGGTCCTGAAGGTCTGCAGGCGCTTGAACTCCTCGCTCTGGACCAGGCTCTCACGGAAGGAGGCGAGGGTATGCCCAGCGGACAGGTGCAGGGCAATCGCTTCCTCGCTCTCGGGTGGGCGCCTGAGCAGCTCGATGTAGCTGCTGATGAGCTGCTCGCGCTGTAGTGGCGCGCCGGGGTTGGCTTGCTCCTGCTCTGCTGCATTACCGCTCATGGAAACAAAAGTTTCTGGACCCCGCATCTGATCGCCTCCGAAATTTTGGTGGATGGTACATGGCTCGCCGCAGGCCCCCGGCACTACAAAACCGACCGCAAAATATTCCAGAAATTATTCCGGCCGGCTCCCGCCGGCTCCTGCCGGCCAGCGCCGGCGGCAGTCGCCTCGCCCGCGCGCCGGGCCAGAGGCACGCGGGCCTGTCGCAATGCGGCAAAACAAGCATTCCTTCGGTGGGGGGAAAATTGTCCAACTGGGCGCAAATCGTGCGCTCGACGCACTGTGCGCATGTCCAGTCCTCCAGCATCCATGCGGGTTCCCGGGGTGTGCGCCATCCGCATGTCGGACTCGAAATCAGGCGTACTAGCGATAGTACCGAGGGTTCGAATCCCTCCCTCCCTCCAAAAATGACGGCCTGATCTATGTAGAACGTGGATCAGGCCGTTTTCTTTTGGATCGACGGTCTGCCTGCAAGACTCTGCGTACTCCCAGGAAAGGATCCGCCATGAAGCGCCATCGCAGGTTGATTTCCAGCGCCGCTGCGGCGTTGGCGATCTTGTCGATCGCCGCCTGCTCGGTGCCGCAGGCGAAGGATGCCGCCGCGGCACCCACAGCGCCCGCAGCGTGTCGCCAGGACGCCGCAGCCGCCCTGACGGGCAAGAGCCGCATCAGCGACGCCGATGCCCGGCAGGCGACAGGCGCGTCCATCGTGCGCCAGATCCAGCCGGGACAGCCCGTGACGATGGACTATCGCCGCGAGCGCGTGACCATCGAGACGGACGCGGCCAGCGGCAAGAT